GGATGACGCGACCAAGAGTTTCGACTGGTTCGTCCACAAGAGCATCCCTGTCGAACCACTCGTTGGGATGCTGGAGATGGTGAAGCACGCCATAATCAACTCGCACGCAGCGCGACAGGCTGCGGCGCAGCAATTGATCCTGGGGCCGGATGGTCGGCCAGTGAGGAGGTGAGACATGCAGGGACAGGAGGATCTCTTCAGATCCCAGCAGGGCGAGTTCGAGAGTCCGGGCGGGTTCGTGTTCGGGGTGCAAGGATGGAGTTGGGGTTCACCGCAGCCGAGGGCGATTACGTTCTTCCTCGACGGCACCGCCAAGGTATCCGACCAGCATGGCAGGCCGATACGGGGCACGTCGGTGGACAACAAGGAGGTGTTGTTTGCCATAACCCCACCAGTCCATGACGAGGCACCGACGGTGCGCGCCAAGCTAGCCACACACGCGCAGGTGATCGCCGCGCTACACAAGGAGCGGGTGGACTGGCGAACGTTGTCGTGCGCCGGGTTCCCGCAGTTGCCGTACGAGGAGTTGAAGAAGCTCGGAGACGCGCTCCCACCTACACCGCTGGAGGAGCTACGCAAGATCAAGGATGCTGACCTGCGCAAGGCCGCAATCCGCGCCCGCCGCGAGGCCGACGAGGTCAGGGACCGGGAGATGGCGGCGATTCAGGAGGAGTAGACTCCAAGTCCACCTTACGCACAATCAGCGGGGTCGCGGCAGTGATGAGCCACCGTAACCCCGCTGACAAGTCCCCCTTCCCCCACGTCCTCAGCAACCGCGCCTGCTCGTGCGTTAAGTACACGCCCACCCGTCTCAGCGCAGGTACGCTCGGCTTCCGACCGCTCCCCTTACCACCCATTTCTCGTATCCCCCTATAAATTTGTACCCTACCCCCTATTGTAACACGCGGCTGCCCGTCGTAGCATTCGGTCGAGTGGCCGCATGGCCTCACCTGTCCCAGCGCCGGTGCGAGGGACCGCACGTCAGAGGGTGAGACTCCGGGACCGACACACCGGCGCTGGTGTACACCACAGGGGATGCGACAGATGTTGGTCGAGAAGGAAGTGATCGGACCTGGCACCTATTGGTATGTAGACGAGGCTTCCGGCCTCCCGCGCCGGCTGGACGTTACACCTGAACTGACTAAGTACTGGCACGACCAGGGCAACAAGATGCTCGGCCTCGGGCTGACGGTGCCAGTACCATACGAGCACGACTTCAGCGCGCACCCGATGACTCCGAAGGACAAACTCCTCAACAACGCTGGGGAGGTGAAGGAATACCGGCTGCGCGGCACCCGCCTGTTCAGCGTGGTGGACGTGAAGGATGACGACGCCAAGCGCAAGATTAAGAACCAGTCCATCAAGTGGACCTCGCCGTGGATCAACTCATTCACCGATGGTGACGGTCGCAAGTGGAACAACGTCATATCCCACCTCGCGCTCACGACCCGCCCGCGCGTGACCAAGCAGGCACCGTTCGGCAGCGTCGCGGCAGCGCTGTCCATGTCCACCGAGATGAAGGTGGACCGAGAGACACCCACCCCGACGAAGGAGGGGATCTGCCTGTCCATCGCCGGGCGGCTAGTGAGGCGCAAGAAGGACAAGAAGCTGCGTGCCCAGTACCCAATCGCGTTCTCCCTACTCAGCGGTGGCATCAAACTCGGCGAGTACGACGACCCGCGCGAGATGCGCCGTAAGGGTCCAGAGGATGACGAATACGAGGGTGATGAGTACGAGGGCGGCGACGGCGAGGAGTATGTCCCCGATGAGATGGGGCAGGAGGCCGAGCCAGCGCCCGGCATGGAGCAGCAGCAGGGTGTGGACCTCGAGCCGTTCCACGACCCTAACGGCGACGTGTCGATGGAGGAGTTGCTGTGCGACCTCCTCAGTGCGCTCGGAATACACTGCGAGAAGACGCAGGACGAGGCCGCATTCAAGCGCAGCCTGTACAACGCCGCAATGACCAAGATCCACGAGCTAACCGGCAAGGCTCACGAAATGAACAGCGCCGGTCAGCCAGGGCAACCGACCTCCCCTTCGCAGGCCGGACAGCAGAACCCGCTCATCCAGCAGGAGCAGCAGCCGATGTTCATGTCAATCGAGGAAATCAACAAACTCGACGGACCGATCAAGACCCTCGCCCTGTCCATGCACGCGGAGAACATGCGGCTGCAAGCACAGCTTGAGGCCAACGCCAAGACCGCCAACAGCCTGCGCGACGCCAAGTTGACCGAGGCTAACGCGGCGCGCACCTCGCGCGTGGCCATCCTCGGGCGCATGTCACCAAAGGTGAAGGCCGACCTCGACGCGATGCTAGCGATGCCGAGCATGGCGCTGTCGATGGGTGATGGTGGCGCGGTGGTGGACCCGATGGCACCCACCCTCGCACTGTTGGAGAAGGGGCTCGCTGACATGCCGCGCCTCCTCACGACCCCGGCGTCCGCGCTATCAATCCAGGCGCAGCCGACCGACGGGGAGATGTCCGAGGAACAAGCCAACCAGATTGCCGACGGACTCGCCCGGCAGATGGGAGCGGTGGCAGAGCAGAAGAAGGCTAGCTGAACAGACCCACCACACACATACACAGGTATAACGTGTCTGATTTCAGCAGGAAAAGCCTCGGGAAAAAGTACAGACCACCAAGCAAGAAGTCTTCGAGGAAGACCGTCCGCAAGGCTATGACCAGCGCCAAGAGGACTGGGGTCGGTACAGCACACCAACACACGATGGACAGGTACAGGGCAACACTTAAACACAGGAAGCCTCGCAAGAGGAAATAAACCGGTGCCAAACAATCCGCACGGGCGCAAACGGGATAAGCGGCCTCCATTCTACCGCATCCACGATAAGCGAGCTATAAGAGTGGTCCCGCAACCCCGCGACGACGAGCCAAGCGATAACGAGGTCGCGGACGAAATGGCGCGCATGATGGGGTCGCGAGAATTGGACGACTCGGAGGAATGACGGTGCCGAGAAGAGCGAGGCCAAGGAAAACCGGTAGCACAATCAGTAACTACGTGCGCGGCGTCAGCCACGGTAGCACCTACGGCGGCTCGGGTGGTACTAAGAAGCCTTCTAAGCGCGGCAGGCGCACACCCGGCACAGGCAGAAGGCGAGCAAGATGAGTCGCAGCAGCAGGTGGGGTTCTTCCTCAAGGAGGGTCCGGGCCGGGCAGGAGCCACACAAAGTGAGGAGGGCGACATGCCGAACGGGCAGCAAGGACAACCGAGGCGATCGGGAGGGGCACGCCGGAAGGGCAGCACCCAACAGACGACACGAGCAGGACACACCCGTAAGGTGAGCCTGCGCAGGACGCCGGTTGTGCGCGAGCCAGTGCAACCAATGCGGCGGAAACCGGCTCGGTAACACACACGGTGCAACAATGCCACCAAAAGGCAGTACGAGAGTAGTCACGAGAAACAGCAAGGGCAAGATTCTGCCACACTCCACGTCGGCAAAACATCATGGCCGTGGTACTGGATACTTCGGTACCACTGTGGGCAGGAACCGGAGGGAAGTGATGAATCCTCCGCGAGCGTCGGGACCGTTCGGGTACAAGAGCGCGCGCGGCGGCAAGAGGGGCAAGAAGCTGACCAAAAGGAAGAAGTGACCGCGCGACGGAATTTCATCTAAGACACGAGGCGCATCAGGTATCAGCGCGACTGCCTGTCTGGCAGTGAGGGTTGCAGGTTCGACTCCTGCCGTGTCTGCTCGGAACACGGGACAGCGGAGAGGGTTGACAGATGCTACTGACAGATGCCTATGGTATCGTACCTGGACTCACCACGTCGCGCGAGACGTACGAGGCTGAGTTTCGGTGGGGGTCGCAGTTCCAGGGAGTGTTCGCGAACGCGCTGATCGACGGCGCTACCGTGGACACCGGCAACTCGCCGACGTACGAGTTGCGCCCCGGCCTGCTCCTCGGGCAGAACCTCACGACGGGCAAGTACAAGCAATACAGCCCGACGGCAACGGATGGTACCGAGGTGGCAGCAGGGGTGCTAATTGAGGCGCTGCGTATGCAGGACTTCACCGGCAACAACGTAGACCGATTCTACGCGGTCCTCGTGGGCGGACCGGTGCAGGCAGCCAAGATCCTCGGGCTGGACTTGAACGCACGTCAGTGCATGGACAAGTTCATCTTCGACGACCTGTTCAACCTGCCAGGCAATCACTGGTTTCCGTGGAAGCGGTTCCAGACCAAGACCGCGAACTATACCGCCGTCGCGACCGACAACTTTACACTGTTCGACAACACCGGCGCGAACGGCGAGGTGGACATCACCCTGCCAGCCATCGCCAACGGCTACAACTTCGCTATCAAGGCGACCGCCACACAGACCTTCAAGCTCATCAGCAACGAAGGCGGCAACATCATTGGCGACACCAACACACGCAGTAACGTGTCGGTCGCGGCCATCGGCGGTGGCATCGAGGTGTTCACCAACGCTGCTGGTACGAAGTGGCAGGTGGTAAACATTAGCAGCGGCACACAGACCGTGACGTTCGCGTAACAGGAACAAGATCACCCGCAGGACAGTAGGCACCACGGGGCCGGAACACCCCGAAGAGAATGAGGCACCGCAGCAATGACAATCTCACTTCACTCGTTACTCACGCCGCAGGTAATCCTCAAGGCGGTGTCGCGCATTCGCAAGTTCCAGGGGCGGCTCGGTCGCTGGGTCGGCTTCCAACCGAACCGCTACAACCCCGACACCGTGTCCGTGGAGGGGCCGAACAGCCGCTACGGCGACACTAGGTTCGCAACCTTCCGCCTTGACGACGTGACTCGTGTCGTGGCGAAGGGGCGGGCACCGGGTACGGGACCAGCGTCGGTCGCCGTGAACCCGGTCGGTGACGTGCGCGTATCGTGTGCGCGATTCCACGAGAAGGTGCGCCTGCTCGGCGAGTTCCTCGGCAACCTGTCCCCGATCATCGGACCAAACAGCCAGATCGACACCGGCGGTCAGTCGTACATCGCGCGGCAGACACTACACCTCGCGGAGAAGTACAACAACACGGTCGAGTTGATGACGACCGGCATGTTCCAGGACAACCTGTACTTCCAACTCGCAGGCGACAATCTGCTGCCGGTCATCGGTGCGCCGACCGCGCCGAACATTGGATTTCAGCTACCGTTCCAAGTGCCAGCCGGTAACAAGAACCAGCTCAACCTGCTCGGTACCGGCAACATCATCCAAATCGGTTGGCAGAACGTTGGCGCGCCACTCATCAAAAACTGCCTCCAGATCCAGGCTGGTATGACCCAGTTGAGCGGCTACCAACCGAAACACTTCTGGATGAACTCGCTCGGGTGGTACAACGTGCTACTCAACACCGAGGTGCGCACCACTGCCGGCAGCGCTAACACCCCATTCGCGGAGTACGACCGGGTGCCCGAGATGGCAATGGACGGGATGCCCCAGCCCGAGTTTGCGGCGCAACTGCGCGGTATCCCGTGGGTGACGTGGCACATCGCCGATGACGTGCTCGTTACCGGCACCGACATCGACCCAACGTGGTCCTCCAGCAGCGGTGGTACCTTCATCAAGGTGGTGCCCGACAACACATGCATCATCGCGCCGGATCCGTCGCCGGACTGGACCGAGTTGTACCACGGCGCGGAGTACATCAGCGAGAATGCCGGGCAACCGATGACCCTCAAGCGCGGCTACACATTCTGGAAAGAGTGGGTGACCCAGCCGTCCTGCATCGAGTTGATCGCGCTCATGAACGCCATCCCACTCCTCTACGTGCCGAAGGCGCTGTGCTTCGCGACGGTGGCCGGGTTCTAACCACTCGGTTAGCTCATACGGAGGTATAATTGAGCGACGCAGCTATTACTACCATAGTAACTGGGGTCGTTACTGTAGTTACTATGGTGGTAGGGTTCTTGACACTGTGGGTCAAGCTCAGGTACGGTGTCGAGACGAAGATCGACGACAATACACGATTGACGCAGGCCGGCGCAGCGCAGGCCAGTGTCAACGCCATTGCGGCCAAGGCTGCGGCTGACGGAGCGGCGGACAAGGCGGACGCCATAGCCGAGCGCCTCAACGGCGGGCTGGACGACAAGATCAAGGCCATCGTCAGAGAACACTCGATGCAGGATGACAAGAACATGGCGGAGATCAACGGCAAGCTGAAAGACTTGACCGAGTACGTCCACCAACGCAACCACGACCTGCTGGATGTCCTACAGACACACACCACAAGGACAGCAGCACAGTACGAGCAATTGATACGCGAAGTGCGGGGGCAGAAGAAGTAAGTGCCGATCACGCTCTCCACTCTGTTCACCAGCCCGCAGGACGTGTGGGACTTGTTGTCAACCGAGGGTGTAGACCTCCGGCAAGACGATAACAACCTCGGCACGGGGCAGGAGATAACCACGACGGCGGACGCGGTAGTCGGGACTACCACCATCACAGTGTCGGCGATCCCGGTAAACCTACTACGTGGGGCACAGCTTACGTTTGACGGGGCGGGTATGGCAGTGCCCGTGGTGGCGAGCCTAACAGCCGTGGCTGTCATCGGCGCAACGTCCCTCAGTGTGGCGTCACTCACGACACAGGTCAACAGCGGGGCCACGGCGCGGGACAGCGGGGTCAATGCGGCAACTGGGGCTCGGCTCCTCGTGGGGTGCCAGCGCGGCACGAGCAAGGTCAAGCTGTACTGCAACGGGCGGTACGACGACTCGCAGTTGAAGTTGTCCGGATCGGTGCTGAACTGGGCCACCGTGGCAGCGTCCAAGTTCCTCTGCACACGCCGAGCGCAGGGTTGCCCAAGATCGATCAAGGACGACTACGACGAGGCGCTCGAAGAGATGCGCATGGTGCAAGC